TGGATATTTTAGATCTTTCTAAGAAAGTTTGGTGCTGGATTAAATGGCCCTTTTACATCGTGGCCGGTATTTTAATTTTTCTTATTGTGACACAGTTGGTCGAATGTTTTGGTGCGGATGCTTCAAATAAATTTGCGGGTATATTCACGCCGCTCATTGTTGCAGCAGTCACTATCTATCTGAGCAGGCGCCAACATAACATTGCTGATGCCCAAAGAGCCGTGGCAGAAGAGAGTAAAAACATCGCTGCTGCCAATCGTGATATTGCTGATCGTAAATTAAGACTTGAACTGTTTGATAAACGATATGAAATATATCAGACATTCGTAGAGTTTTTTGTCTACTGCCATGATATTCCCCTCGATATTAGAGAATATTTGAAGCTATCAAAGAAAGAAGAAGAAAGTGTTTTTCTTTATGAAGATCCAAAAGTATGGAATGAGTCATTGGAAAGGGCGGAAAAAAATATTGGAAAAATCCAGCAAAATCTAGATTTATTTAAAAATAAATGTGAAATATCAATTGGCAAATCAATGTTTTTATTTAAAAGCGATAATAATATTGTATATGTTTCATTTTTAAATATAGCAAAAGAAACTTATGAATTCGGATTCAGTAAAAAGGAATATTTAGAAGCAAATCTACAGAAATTTGAAATTGATTATAAAAATAGCGATCCTCAAATTCAAACTGATATCAGCCAAATAGAAATAGAGAAATTTCGTCTTAAGAATAAATTCAAAAATGAATTGGCAATTATTTTACAATCATTCCTTCATATTCCAGAAGAATAAATACCTTTGGATGCATTTAAGCTAAAGGAAAATTAAAATGGCAAAAGAGAAATCACCAGATGAATTAGCAAAAGAGTATCGTGACTATATGCGTGCTGAGTTCGTCAAGAAAGACGTAGAAGGTGTTGAGCCTTGGTATGTTGATAGCCACGAGTATACCCATTACGTCATGCGCTATCCAACATGGACTGAAACCATCTCACATATAAACGCGACTATATCAGAAGAAGAAGCCGCAAAAGACCCAGAGAAAGCGAAGCGTAGACTTGATGATTTGATCAAATTGACCAAGGCATGTGTGACAAACCTTAAAAGTCCATCTGACTTTGATAAGGCACCGTTCTATGTCAACAAAGCAGCAATGGACTGGGTGTCTTTGCGTATCGGCTAATTCGTCTCGACTGCAAGTGGCCGGATTACAGATTGACGATAATGAATATGACGGATGCTTTGAACTGGCCCAATAAGGCGAGAAGTGATCCATACTCGCTCTACAACGTGCCACTTGATGAGTTAGCCGAGAATTTGTTTTTCCTACAGGAAAAAAGTCAAAGAGAAAGGGGAGCCGATTAAAGCTCCCCTTTTCTTATGGTTGTCGCAAAGGAGAAAAATAACAACCATGACCACTTGGAAAACGAATAAAACCAGTGGTTCAATCTTATTTATGGTTTAGCTTTGTCACGATAAAAACGGCACATAATATTCAAATTACAATATTGGAAATTACCCTCTGAATCCCTTGCCCTTAGGACATCACGTCTGACTTGCTCTTCAAGCTCACCGTAATTGGTTTCAGCCCTACTGGAATAGATGTTGAGGATTTCAAACTCGAACGCGTTTTTTCCAAACTTGGAAATTCCTTCGTTCACATACTTAGAACTGCTCGTATAGGTGAGCCAGTTCGACCGACTGACTTCCTTGCGCTTTCTCACCTTCCCCTTAACCGGCTTACGGCGTATCGACTGCGTGAACTTCTTCCCCACATACATGACGCCACTTTCCCTATGGGTAATCAGGTAAGTGAAGCCCGCAGAAGAATTGATCTGGTCTTCCGTATAGGGGCTTTGCCAGTGACCGACCTCATACATTGGCATTACCCAAGAACAAGGTACGTTCGGCTTTACGTCTGTTGAGCAAGCCCTGAATAATCTGGCCTTTGCTTCTATCCCATAAGAGGAACTGGTCTGCTGCCTTGTCGAGTTGCCCCTCATTAACCAGGCGAACAAGCGTTGAACTCAGGCAGGCCGACAAGCCCACGTTGTAGGCAAAGCTCGTAAGTGCTGCCCATTGATTGGGGGCCAGAGAAGCTCTCACAGAGCTTTTAAGGGCGGTCAGCACCCTCTGAGCTTCCTCGGCTACTGCTTCCCTTGCTTCGCCCTCAGTGACGCTCTCAGGGCTTGTTAGAGTAACTCTCTGCCCGTGCCAGTATGTCGAGCCATAACCTACCGTGGGAGTGCCCGTAACATCAGCATATGGTCGGTTTCTAAATCCCTCGAATGAACAGATCAGCGACACAGCCTGATCGAGATCACTTGAGGTCATCGAAGTTACCAAGATCGACATCATCTTCAGGTGTGCCGAACTGCTTCTGCGCTCTCTTGCGATCCCATTCCGACAAGCCAAAGCGATTGAAATAGGCGATTAGCTGTCGCCCGGTATCAGCGTTTGTTTTGGTCGCTGGGTTGGCTCGAAGGTCTAAGCGGGACTTGTTATCGGTGCTTTCAAGCACGATGCCACGGCTCATAATTTCATCATTGGACTGACGAAAACGATCAAGAAGAACTATGAACTGCTCAACAGCGAAGCAGTCTTGTGGCTTTAGTTCGTAGGTCATTCCAATTAAGGGTAAAATTTCATCCCATAAATCGGAAAGCCTCTTATATTTTTTTATGTAATTGGTTTTTTCCATCTGAGAACTCCTATTAGTTCTCAGTATTTAGTCTCCAATAAATACGGACACGGTCACAGTATGGAGGTTCCCTGAACACTCATTCTGCCGCGCATTGGAGATGATTTGTGAGGTATGAATGGACAACTTTATTGATAGAGCAAAATCTATTGCAACACTCGTCGGGGTGACGATCCTGTTTGTAATTTTAGTGGTGTTTCCGATTATCGACTTACTCGATCCGAAGGCGCACTTGGTTGCCGACATAGCACCGTTAGCCTCGGTTCTATCGTCACTTATCTGAAACTTTAACTAAAGGAGACACCAATGATTCAGAAGCTCAAGGATACCATTAACAAGTATAAAATACCCGTAATCGGTGGGCTGATATTGGTCATGCCAGTGTCAGTCCCATTGGTGCTTAATAGCGTGGGTTTGTCTTGGGAAGTGTCTGTCGCGGTAGGAACATCACTACTCGGAATCAACTATACACTTTTAAGGATGGATGAATGAATTTTTTAAGGAAATCATTAAGTATGGGTGTTACAAAGTCACCCGGAGTTATTCAAGAAACGCCTATTGTAAACTTCCCATTTATCGCCCCAACAACTACGGCATCTGGCGTAACAGTAAATCCACAAACGGCTCTTGAGCATGAAGCCGTATATACCTGTGTCAGAACGATAACCAGTGACATAGCGAAGATACCTCTCCAGATTGAAAAGAAGAATCCCGCTGGTGGTTGGAAGGTGGATTATGACCACCCATTCAATCAGCTATTGAATTACCCCAATGAACGTCATGTCGCTTTCGAGTTCATTGAAGACATGGTGCTCAGTTGTATGCTGAATGGTGATGCCTTTGCAGTGGTCATCAGGGATAATATGGGCATTCCAGAGAAGATCATACCTGTAAATCCCTACACAACGCGAGTTTATGAAGATCCCCAAGACGGAGAACTCTATTACTACGTGACATCTAAAATGCTGTTTAATGAGCGCACAAGCATCAAGACGGAAACAGGCGAGACCAGAACAATATATCACCGCGACATGATCAGAATGCGCGGTCTATCGCTCGATAATGGAAAGAATGGTTACTCCGCTATTAGACTGGCACGAGAGGCATTTGGCCTTGCGATTGCAACACAGGAAACCGCAGCTCGTGCCTATACCAATGGGGCCAATGTCTCGGGCTATTTTAAGCCCGACCCAACAATGGGCGCAGAGAACGCAATGGCGATGGCCGATAAGTTGAAAACGGCAATCGCTGGCATTGTGAACTCTGGCAAAACAGCAGTCCTACCGGGTATGGATTATGTCGCGATTAACAAGAATGTATCCGACTTGCAGTTGGTTGAAGCAAGACGCCAAGTCACCAGCGATATCGGACGTATTTTTCGAGTGCCGCCATATAAATTGGGCCTGAATGACAGCGAGAAAGCCGCAAACGTAGCTGAACAAGAGCAGTCCTATATCAGCAACACCTTGGTTCAATACACTAAGCCTTTTGAGCAGCATATGAACCGGGTGTTGTTCAAGCCCGCTGAACGTAACCTCTATAGAATCTCATTCGACTTCACCAAGCAGGCAGAACCGAGTGAACAAGTGCGTGGCGACTATTACGCGAAGGCCCTGACGTATGGCTGGATGAACCCCGACGAAGTGCGTGAGCGCGAAGGGTTTAGTCCGATACCAGACGAGAAGGGTCAAGAATTCAGAGTTCCACAAAACACAGGAGTAATGGGCGACCCAATGGGGGAGCCACTAACCGGAGACAACACCAATGGCAATCAAGACCCTAACAGTTAAGGAGTACGCCAATCTAAGCAAAGACCAGAGGCAGGACACCATCGTCGTCAAAGACGTAATGAGTTCTATCACTGCCAATGACGACCGTACTGCCACATTCATCATCACCACTGGAACCCCAGATCGTGACCAAGACATTGTAGTTCCACAGGGGCTATCAGTCGCCTACTACCTGAACAACCGTGTGGTTCTGTGGGGCCATGACCAGAGCATCTTACCAATCGCGAAGTGCATTGGAATCCAACCCATAGATAATGGCTGGCAGGCAACCGTTGAGTTTGCAACCGCCGAAGCCAATCCAATGGCCGAACAGGTTTACCAGCTGGTCAAAGGTGGTTTTCTCAGTGCAGTTTCGATTGGCTTCATTCCTCTGGAACTCGAACTCAATGAGCTGGGGGGCTACACGATTACCAAATCAGAGCTCTTCGAATTTAGTATTGTCAATGTGCCAGCTAATCCAGAGGCTTTAATCGTTGAAGACGAAGAAGCACTCCTTATGGATGAGCAGATAATCGCTCAAGATATTTTATCAAACATAAATAAAACAGCAGAACGCAAAAAACTCAAGATGCGTCTTGAACTGCACAAATTATCTGGTTCTAGAAACTGATATTTAAGGAAACAAATATGGATAAAGAAATAAATGATCTAGAGGTTAAGCGCCTAGCTCTCATTGCTTCCATGGAAAAAACTTTAGCGAATTCAGAACTATCTGAGGACGAAGCCACTGCGTCATTCGATGCTGATATGGCACAGGTTAAATCAATCGAAGCAAAAATGGCTCGTTTGGAGAAGGTCAAGGCTTTGAAGGCAACTAAGGCCGTCAAAGAAGCCGAAGAAGATACCGACAAAGAGGAAGAGAAAGACGAAGCCTCTGAGGAACTTGAAAAGGACGATGACGACAAGGAAGAAACAATGAAATCATTCCACATCACAAAGGGATATGTACCAGCCGGAACTGAAAAAGGCTTATATGTTCAGAAGATGATTGCCCGTGATATCGTGAAAATGCACGGTGAAACCGGCGCACGTAATATCTTAGCTGTTTCGACTTCCAAAAACTACGCTAATGGCTTGATCAAGTCTGCCCTGACGACTTCCCAGCCCGTAGTTGGCCCAGACGTTCGTGAGTTTATTGACCTTTTGACCGCTGACTGTGTGGTTCGTAAGGTCGCTAAAGTGGTTTCCATGCCGAACAACAACCTCACATATCCAAGACAGCGCCTTGGTGCTACGGCTTCATGGGTTGGTGAAGGCACTAATTACGTTCCCAGTGCTACTGACTTCGACACCATCAATTTCGTAGGCAAGAAGCTTACTGGATTCACTTACACGACATTGGAATTCAACAACTTCTCTCTACAGGGCGCTGTTGAACATATCACCTCTGACCTTGCTAATCAGGTCGCATTGGCAGAAGACCGCACATTCATCATGGGTTCGACTGCTGGTGCTCTTGCTCCGGCTTATAGCCTTGTTGGCAATGCGGGAACGAACATCACTTCAACAGGTTCGGACTCTGTGAGCATCGCTGCTGATCTTGCTCAGATCAAAAGTGCTCTACAGACCAAGTTCGTCAACATATCTCGTGGTGTTGTGTTTGGTTCCCCTGCGATCTTCAACAGCTTGGAAAACCTACAGACATCGTTCGGTGTGTATCCATTCCGTGAAGAAATTCGCATGGGTATTTTAAATGGCTTTACCATCATGGCAACTGCTCAGATTCCAACAGACATTGATACTTCTGCGGCTAAAGACGGCTCTGCGAAGAATGGCTCTCCCTTGGTCTTCGTTGCCCCACAGCACTTGATCATTGCCGATGCTGGTCAGTACGCACTTCGATCAACTGATCAGGGTTCTTGGACTGATGGCGGTGTTCAAATGAATGCTTTTGCACAAGACTTGATTGCCTACAAATTGGCAAACTGGGTTGATTTCGGAGTTGAGCATGACGCGGCTGTTGCTGTTCTCAACACTGTTGGCTGGACTAACTTCAATGTTGATGGTGCTTACCAGCTTGTTGAAGCTGCTAAAACAGGTGGTTCTGGCGCTTCTGCGGTTAAGGGCAAATCCTCTTAATCATCTCGCGGTAATTTTGACACAAGAAAGGCCGGTTAATGACCGGCCTTTCTGCTGAGCAATTGATTGTCGGTGTTAGTCAGTTGGTTGTGTGGGTAATACCGTTGATGTCGTGTCAGTGCCATCACTGATAGCCATTAAGGCTTTGATGTATGTGACCCACGCATCTGGCGTGACCTCGTTGAGAATACCGTAGTTGTTATAGATATAGGTTCTAGCAGAAGCTAATGCCGTGCTCGCCTGAGTAGCCAATGAAATAGGAACAACCGGCGGTGTGTAATCGACCAGCTGGCCATTCTCCACCGCCATGCTTTTCGTTCCGGTGTTCCCGCCCTTTGCAGCCCACTGGTCTGCCGTCATGGCAAACAGAGTGCTGGCCGCAGGCAGGCCATCTGTTGAGGAAAATATCCACATGTCATACCAAGCGCATGGTTTGCTAAGGGTTGCATAATATCGTGCTGGATATGCAGCCATTACATCTGAGTTCATGCTCATTGGTAATACCCCGCTGCAAAAACAGGGATTATCATATTCGCACCGGCCATACCTTGTATTGATGCGCCAATAACGTAACCACCTATGGAGAATCCCTCATTATCAATGAGTAGTTCCGTTGTGGCTCCATCGACATCATTCCCAGCAATTATGTTAGAAATCCAATATCTATGTGTTCCTAACTCCTGTGTATTTGGAATCATCACTACCGGCTGTGTTCCCGGCTTGAAAGCTCTGGGGAAATTGATACGAACGGGATTGCTAGACCCAAGATTATAATTCGGGGTTGCATAAAATACTTGCATTTTTATAGCTGGGTCATCCATCGGCAGATCAGTAAGATTGGCCCCAACTGTTACAGTCCCAGACCCCACAGTGAATAATGCGTGGCCATCACTAGACTGCTGAATATCTACAATCCGTGTATTACCTGATGATGTGCCCGGCACCGATTTGATATATCGGCCTTCTGCTGTTTCTGCATTTAAGGCATCTTTACCGTCAAACTTGGTCACATCTGGGATAGTGGTTTGTCCACCAAAGGCTACCGGCCCGCTAACGCTCTGTATGCCTTCATCTGATAGCTGTAGAAACTGTTCCTGTGACCAATCAGTAGTTGCTGAGTACGAAACCTGATTATCTGCGCCATAATAGTACGCGGGTAGGTTCGATGATGTATTCCATATAATGTCAGTGACTTTGGTGTTATCGCCTGTTGGCAATGAGCTTATATAGGATTTTTCGTCTATTTGACTGGTTGTGTATAAAAATCGCCATGATTTATCAGAGACATCTCTAAAAGCGAATGTTTGTCCTCCTATATTAAATCCTATTTGATCAACACCATGAGTATAAGCATCATTATCTTGAAAAACTAATCTACCAAGGTCGGTCTGGTCAACCTGGACTCTTACCTGCGTGGCATCTGTGGAATCACCGCCGATATAAACCTTATTGGCTCCCTGATCCGTTCCACCACCCTGCTGAGTTGGTGTGAAACCAACGGTTGCCTGTAGGGCTTTCTGATTCACATAATCAACCGTAGCAATCTGGTTGTTTATGGTTCCATCTGGATTGCTGGTTAGGGGAATGCCGGTCAGTGTTGGGCTGTTGAGCTTCGCAAATGTCTTATCAAGTGTCTGGCTTAATTGGCTGTGATTTGTTCCGTCTAATGTGTTGCCATTATCAGTTATGACATTCGATATTTCATCTTGAATGTTGTTCATAAAATCAGCGTCTATCGGTGTACCATTTGTAAGTGTCGTGGGGTCATCATTGACCCAAACGCCATTGTTGGAATCTACTTTTTTCATCGGGTCTCCCAATAAATAATCATTATTAAAGTTATTTATTGGGGTGAGGATTTGAGCACTGATGTAACAGTAACAGGTCAGAAAAATACGCTACCTGATGGGTTCGTGGTTCTGGTGAATAACCAAATCATAAACCGTTTCATTGCATGGGAAATAAACCACAGTCTTGATATCGTCCCTATGTCATTTTCCATGACATATGCGTTTCAAGATGGTGAGCAGAATACCAACATATTGTCGTTGTTTACCAAGGCGGTTAGCACAGGACCAAAGGTCAATCATACTGGCTCATTGGCCGTTGGAGCTAAGGTAGAAATCTATCTCGACAAATATAAAATTTTCACCGGCTACATCGACTCAACCACTAATGGCCTACAGCATGGCCAACACGTCCTTGAGGTCTCAGGGCGGTCCCTATGCCAGAAGATCACAGACGGCACGACAATCCAGCCCAATGCAGGGCAGGTGCCCGGCACACTTACGAGCATCAAGCAGGTCGCAGAATGGCTCCTGACCGCACAAGACGGCACTCAGGTCGTTGATGTGGTCGATCTCACAAACAGCACACCACGTCCCTTAGCGAGCCTGACCAATATCAACCTCACAACGAAGTCCTATGACTTCCTCGCTACGCTCGCACAATATGAGGGCAAACTGCTCTACGACGACAGGTTCGGTCGCCTTGTTATTGATGATCCTGCCAGTGGAGCCGTGACAACGCTCAATCTCAAAGACCCCATCATCAAAAGCCTATTTAGGCACAGAACCAACCTGGGCCGCTTTCAGGCTTATACTGCTGTCATTGATCCCTACAACGCGATAGCTGGTGTTAACTCCTCAGCGGTCCCGCATGTCACGGCAATGGATCAGACGCCCTCAGAAATACCAGACGGCAAGATTATGACGTTTGTTTCAGAGGCCAGTTATCCCATGTCCGATGCCAGTGGTTGGCAGACTTTTCAGCAAAACCTCGTCAATGTCACAGCCAAGAGGAATTGGGGGCGTGGTGACGTTATCAGCCTGAGTGTCGTGGGGACGAAGAACCCAGTGACCAAGAAGCCGTGGGAGATCAATAGCCTCATAAAGATCAACTATGGCACAGACCTAGAACCCAATATGTCAGACGAATATGTGGTTTCAGATCTCGCGTTTACTCTGAGCCGTGAAGAGCATGATACCCAACTGATCCTTGTGAGGAAAGAAGCCTTGGGTGTTGTGCCCATCGCTATCACTCCGCCAGTCGCAGGTGTCGCCAACCCATCAGATCAGTCCTCATTGGTACCAAGCCCAAACCAGCAGAAAAATGGGAGCCTGAATGTCACGGACAGCCCACCACCGAATGCCAAGCCAGTGCAGGGAGCGTCCCAATGAGCTACGACTTTTCCGACCATTCACGCGATAAAATCAACACTCTCACTGAGCAGAGCATTCAATTCATTAAGCCCGCTCGGTTTCTCAAGCACACCGCATGGAAAGAGGACTACAAGAGCCACGTGAACCAGATTTCCATGTTTGGAAATACGATGATCCGTGATGATACGCGCCTCATGCAACATTATGGCTTTACCAGCGCTCCATTGGCCGGAGCCAATGCTCTTGTGCATGGCATTATGGGTTCAAATTCCAACAATGTCATCACCGGCACACATGATGAACGCTACACACCACGCGACCTACAACCCGGCGAAGTTGTGCTGTTTGATTATCAGGGACAATCCATTGAGTTAAGGCATAGCCAGACCATCAACATATCGTCGATGAAAACGACCACGATCAACATTGATGGTAAGAACCAGATCACCATCACAGATGGACAGATTCATATCACAGGCAATGCCACGATTGACCGTGATGTCGAGATAGACGGCAATCTGCACGTCAAAGGGAATGTGACCTGCGACAGTGACGTGACGGCATCGGGCATATCCTTGAAGAGCCACACTCACGCCAGCGGAGCACAGGGCTCACCGACCAGTCCGCCTCAATAAATTGGGAAACCATTTGAAAAGAAAATCAACGTCAAAGATTTCATATCTTGTGAATATATCGGATGATTTCCTTATCATATGGCAACAAATTAGCGATGTAGGGCAGCACAATGCAAAGCCCTAAAACGCTAGGAAAAGTCGATGACCATTTTAGGCAAACTTACATTCACCAAGGAAATGCAGGCTATAAATGACCGCACGGCTCATGTTCGGTCCAAGTTTGTCGATGGTGTGAATGTGCAGCTAGAAGCACTCACAGCAGAGGTCGAAGGTAAGCCCTTCAAACTGACCAAGGAACACCGGGAAAAGAACGAAGAAACCGGTGAAGTGACGAAAACAGAGAAAGAGGTTCGGTTCTCCGTATGGTGGACAAAAGGCGTTAAGGGCTACAGCGTAGAGCCACGCTACGGTAGCAAGCGTATCCAGCTTTCGGTCATGGGCAGCATTATCCAGACTGATGAGAAGCTCTCGGACGTCAAAGCCGTGCTGGAACTGCTCATACAGGCCGCGAATGCAGGAGAGCTGGATAAGCCATTGCTTGCCGTAAGTGAGCGCAAGGAAAAGCCCAAAGTTGAGAAGCCCTTAGCGGTTGAAGGCGACAAGACCCCAGCAACAGGTAAGGCCCAGCGCACAACGCGGGGACACTGATCTCTAGGGGGCTTCGGCCCCCATTCATGAGGGCAAAGCAATGGCGAAAAAACAATACCGACTGACCTCAAACGAGGCGGTTTATTCCCCAGGCATCGTTGCATGGGCGATCAATGGCTACTGCTTTGAAGATGACAGGGCAAAGCTAAGAAACCTGATGGTGAAAACCTATGGCCTTACTGAAAAGGCCGCACACCAACTGCTCAGTGGCGAGGTTCCACACCGCATAGAGGATGACGCGGTGGTCTTTGAGATAGAAGAAGGCGGATAGCCATTAAGGAAGAAAATCAAGAGAAAAAAGGTAATAAAAACAATCCTTTGACGTAGGAATGATTACCAAAAGACAACATAGTTACTTTGTAGGCAATAAACAAAGGAGCCAACAAAGTATGCAATGGGTCTGGTCAAAGAAAAAAGATGAAATTAACCGCCAAAAGCATAAAGGCATTTCTCTTGCTATTGGCGCGAAAGTGTTGGAAAATGATCCCAATGCTCTAACAGAACCCGATCCACATGATGATGATGACAGGTGGCAGACAATCGGGCGTCTTGAGGGTTACTATTTCGTTGTTCATACAGACTTGGAGGAGATGTACGATGGCACAGAACAAGGCCGGATCATCTCTGTTCGACAAGCTACCCGAGCAGAGATTAGACGATATGAAGCTCGATTTGCCACCTGACCAAATTGAACTCCTAAAAAGGCTCGCAAAAGAGCCTCCCCCAGAGGGGCCATGTGAGTTCGATGGTAGGTTTGCCGTAAGAGGCAAGTTTTACAAAGGCAATAAGAAATAATTGGCAACCCGGCTCAAAAGGCCGGGTTTTTTGTGGGACTAATCATGAAGGTATCAGAACTGGAAACCTTTAACAGCGTAGAAGCTGCGCGAACCCCTCTTGTTCAGGAGGAACTGCTCAATATGGCATGGGAAGACGGGAACATTCCTGCCATCACTCACGCGCTCTCTGTCATTGCTAAGGCGCGCGGTATGGCTGCAATAGATTTTTACGATGAGGCTCTATCTGAGAATGGAAACCTCAGTCTATCGAGCCTCATGGGCATCATGAAAGCTCTCGGTATTCGGCCAACTTTCCATATGACCGCGTTAGACAATAGATAAGCTGGAAGATTAAAAAGCCAATAACCCACGAGTTTCTTTTTGACCATAAGTCAACGTCAAAGAGTTATAGAAAACATCAGAAACCGGATGATTTAGTTACCAAAAGACAACATAAACTACATGAAGGAGACAGCAAATGCTTCATGTAGTTCTTGAACATTTTTCACCATCCGATGACTCTATTATCCATACAGAGCATCTTTATCTCACTCGTGAAGAATATGAAGAGCGCACTAAGCGGTTGTCTAACCTTCAAGAAATAATCGTTCTTGAGGAAGATATCTTATGAGCATTGAAAACATAACCCAAGCAAACCTCAGTCAATTCACTGGCACGGTAAATTACACACGGTTTATGGGAAACCTCTTACTAACTGATGGGGTGATGTTCTTGGTTAAAAACCGAGCGGGCTGGATACTGGACATTATCGTGAGCGTGAGGTGCTTACCATCAATTAAAGCGGAAGAGAAAGAGTTCTGGACTCTTAAGGTTGATCTTGAAGCGCATACAGCCGTGATAACTGCCACTGATGGAGATAAGGGCGATGGGCCTATTCAGCTATATCGTCAGGTGATCAACTACACGGATTTTCCATTAAAGGAATTGAAGCTGTATGTGATCGAAGAGGGGCCATACAAAGTCGTCATGCTAAACAGCGAATGGTAAAATAATGACTATCTGAAATAAAGGGTAAATACTCGCTAGCAACACCAACTGGCGAGTATTTTTATGATTAATTTCAATACAAAAAGATTATGTATTCATTGCGGAAAGACATATACCATTAGAAGTGGAAAACAAAAATTCTGCTCGGATCACTGTAACTGGGAAAGTAAGATCATATCTAAACCGAATAATGGGTGTTGGATATGGAGAGGATCGAACTGGGGCAGTCGCATGGAGCTTCCGGGTTATAACCCTTATCAGTATGCGCAGGTTCTTTTCAATGGGCCAATACCCAATGGCCACGTTGTTCGTCATAAGTGTGACTGTAACTACAAAGACAATACAGGCTGGAATGTCTGTGTGAACCCTGCTCATTTAGAAACAGGGACATGTGCAGATAACTCCAATGATTCTGTCATCCGCAATCGATCACCACATGGAACGAAGAATGGGCGTAACAAGCTAAGTGAGGAACAAGTTAAAACGATATATTCGGACACTCGATCACAAGCCAAGGTAGCCAGCGAATATGGAGTTAATCAGACATTGGTTTCAGCAATCAAGATAGGAAAACTTTGGAGCCGAGTTACGGGCCACATCGATAACAGCATAAGAGCGCGTAAAGGCAAGCCTCGTTTTGATCCAGACAGCTTGTTCGAATACTGAGTTAGAGATGAACCCTTGTTATTCACGCAAGGGTTCATCTGTGACTGAAAGACTATTCACCAAACTTACGCGGTGAAATGATATCTCTTATATCCATGTATTTTTTAATGGCCTGATTCATTCTCATATTTGATGTTCTTAAATCTTTCATGTCTGCAATTATTTTTTTAATTTGATCTATTCTTTCTTTTGAATTTTCTATGTTAATCACACTATCTGTAAGACTAAACCACCTATCCTCAAAAATTTCTTCAGATTTTCTTAGAAAATAATCAATTTTCGATATTGTTTTTTCGTCTAGCATATATTCTAATTTGTTTCTTGATATAAAACACTCTGAAATTTTCTCTTCAAACTTAATTTTTAATCTAAAAATAAATTGACTCCATTCTTTTTCTTTATCACTAAATTGAGTTTCTTCATCACTAATTTCTCTTGATACAGCCTCATACATTTTTTCTGTTCTTAACGCATTGGGAATTGAATATGGAAGACTTAATATAAGAGGAATAACCTCTGAGAAAGGCTTCACTAAATCATACAAAAAATTATAATTTTCCATTCTCTGCTTATTATGGGCAATATCTCTTTGATCTTTTGAAATATTGGCTTGTGTTTTTGCTAACAGATTTTGTTGGTAAGCGATATAAGCAGTGATTGCCCCAAAGATAACGGGGGATAGCAAAGTTAGACCCACTTTGATTCTATGGTGAGTAACTAAGGAAGCCCAATCAATCTGAATATGAATCAGCGGTATAAAAAACAATAAGGCCGCACTTGTGATCATAGTCACGACAAAGAGAAGTATTTTTTCAATATTAAACATTCAAATAGCTCTCATGGATAATAGAACCATAAGAGTATAGGCTAGGTAAGCAGCTAAGGCCACCGCATAGCAGCTCTCATGCCCTCAGAAGCCTACTCATAGGGCTCTAGGTTATTTCAGCACACATTATAGCCCTGACAAGAAAGCCCTCTCTACAGGCATCTAGGCCACGGATTGCCACACATAAATATTGGAAACCATAACCGGGAGTTTCCAATGCCTTATATTCGTGAGTCCTACCAAACCAAGAGACAGAGCACCATTGACGCGATTCAGTACGGGCTTCTGAATGGTCAGGTTCCTCTAGCAAACAGTCCGCTTCGTGTGCTTGCAGAAGTGCTGGCGAGCACGGGCAATGCTCAAGACCTCTTTTTCGATGGTATCTCGATCCAGTTCACGCCACTGACCGCTACAGCATCCGACCTTGATAACTGGTGTGCTTTGAAGTCGGTCTATCGCAAGGCAGCGACACCAGCGACAGGCACAGTCGTATTCACTGGCACGGCGGGCACCACGATACCGGCAAGTACGACATTGGTTTCCAATGACGGTCAGACCTACACGACAGATCAAGCCTCGACAGTCGGCAGCAATGTCAACGTGACAGCCACAACAGCAGGCGCGGCTGGCAATCAGCAGGCCAATACCATTTTGACACTACAAGCTCCCATAGCGGGTGTTGATGCTCAAATCGAAACAACGAATGGGATTACACAAGGCACCGACCTTGAGAGTGATGACACCCTGAGGATTCGGATGCTTCAAGCCTACCAGTCTCAGCTAACGGGAGCGACTAAAGCCGACCACATCAAAAACACCTTAGCGGTGCCGGGTGTCACAATGGCTTGGATGCCCAATACACCCAAAGCGGGAACGGAAGTCGTGATCTGGTTCATGTTGGATCGCACAAACGCAACAATGGGCTACCCGCAAGGCACAGATGGCACCGCGACATCAGAGACCCGATACGAGAACGCGACTGGTGACCAGTTGACCGTTGCCAATGCACTGTTCGATGACAAGCCCTATACGGAAATCCAGATACTCTGTAGCCCAATCAAGACACCAATTTCATTTGAGATATCCGGCCTCATAAATGCCACGGCAACAACCCGTGCGGCCATTAGATCAGCGATTCAAAATGTGCTTCACGCTCAGGGTGATCCCAATGGGGTGACGATAACCCTAGCGAGTATTGATGCTGCGATTGCCAGTGCAGCAAGCACGACATCATTCACACTCGTGAGTCCAGCCACAGACATCGTGACCACCACAGGTCAGCTACCTGAAATCAATGGCGATATAACATTTTCATAAGGTGACATGATGGATTTTCAAATACCTACACAAGACCAATACGCCAAGGCTATGATGGATTTGCTGCCACCGGGTAAAGCATGGCCTCGTGACATTGATACAAACCTCTACAGCCTATTTTATGCCTTGGCTGGTGAGGTTAGGAAAATGGACGACAAAGCCCTAGACCTCATTGCAGCAGCCTTTCCCGCAACAGCGACAGACTTCCTCGATGATTGGCTGGAAGTGTTTGCTCTGCCCGATAAATGCACGACATGGCAATCCAGCGATGAAGACAAGCGAGCACAAATCGTGGCTCGTCTGACATGGACTGGTGAAGCCTCGATTAAGTTCCTGAAAGCCTATTGTGCCAACCTTGGTTACAGCGTGGACATCAAGGAATGGGGTGGGGCAATTTGCGGGGCTTCTCGCGCAGGTAAACAGGGCTGTCAAAGGAGTGATCGTTTAAGTGAATCGG